GGTAGATACAAAATATATAGTATGAAAAAAACAGAACAAGAAATTTTATCAATATTAAATAGAGAGATTAGAGCATCATCAGGTTACATTGGTGGTGAAATAGTTAGTAGAAGAAAAAGATCTTTAGAGTATTATCTTGGTAGACCTTTTGGTAATGAACAAGAAGGAAGATCACAAGTAATATCTACTGACGTTTCAGATACTATTGAAGGTTTAATGCCATCACTTATGAGAATATTTACTGCAAGTGATAATGTATTTGAATGTGAACCTGTTGGGCCAGAAGATGAAGAAGCAGCTAAACAAGCAACAGATTATTTAAATCATATTTTTTATAAACAGAATAGTGGTTTTACTGCTTTGTATACTGCATTTAAAGATGCACTAATTCAAAAGAATGGAATACTAAAAGTATTCTGGGATGAGTCACAAAAAAAAACTAGAGAAGAATATAAAAAATTAACTGATGATGAATTTAATATGTTGGTTAATGATAATGAAGTACAAGTATCTAATCATACAGAATATGAAGAAGAATTAAAAGACGATCAAGGAATAGTTTTAGATACAATAAAATATCATGATTGTGTTATTCATAAAATAACTAAATACGGAAAAGTAAAAATAGAACCTGTACCACCTGAAGAATTTTTAATTGAACGTAGAGCTAAGTCTATAGAAGATTGTAACTTCATAGCACATAGAACTAATATGAGTAGAACTGCATTAATTGAAATGGGATATGATGCAGAAACAATAATGAACTTACCTATTGGTGATACAAATTATTATTTAGAAGATAGACATATTCGTTTTCAAGAAACAGATTTTTCAGCACCACAAGATAGAGGTGATGAAAGTACAGATGATGTTTTAATACATGAATGTTATGCAAGAATAGATATTGATGGTGATGGTAAAGCAGAACTTGTAAAAGCATGTATTGCAGGAGATAGTGCATATAAAATTTTAGGTATTGAAGAAATAGATTCAATGCCATTTATTTCTGTAACACCAATACTAATGCCACATAGATTTTATGGTAGATCTGTTTCAGAACTTGTAGAAGATATACAATTAATTAAATCTACAGTAATGAGACAAATGTTAGATAATATGTATCTAACTAATAATAACAGAGTAGCTATACAAGATGGTCAAGTAGCTATGGATGATCTTTTAACAAATAGACCAGGTGGTATTGTAAGAACAAAACAACCACCATCAAATGTTATTTTACCTTTACAAGCACAACCTATTACAGATCAAGCAAGTAATATGTTAGCTTATCTTGATGCAGTTAAAGAAGCTAGAACTGGACAGACTAGACAATCACAAGGTTTAATGCCTGATACTATTAATACAAAAACTGCAACAGGTATAAATCAAATACTTACTGCATCTCAAATGAGATTAGAATTAATAGCAAGAGTTTTTGCAGAGACAGGTGTAAAAGACTTAGCTAAAAAAATGTTTGAACTTATTTGTAAGTATCAACAAAAAGAACATATAGTTAGAATTAGAGGTAAGTTTATTCCTATGAGACCATATGAATGGAGAGATAGAATGAATATTACTGTAGCTGTAGGACTTGGTACTGGATCAAAAGAACAACAATTAATATTATTAAACTCTATTTTAGAAAGACAATTACAAGCTGTTAATCTACAACAAAATGTTTTTGGCCCAGTAGTAAATGTAAAAAATATTTATCATACTTTAAGAAAGCTAGTTGAAAATGCTGGTCTAGGTAATGTAGAACCATATTTTATGGATCCAGATGTAGGTGCATCACAGATGCCACAACTACCACCTAAACCACCTACTGAGTTTGAGAAAGTAGCACTAGCTCAAGTACAAGGTGAGAATGAAAGAGCTATATTAAATAGCCAAGTAAACCTTAAAAAATTAGAATCTCAAATGAGACAGAAGCTATTAGACTTTGAGTTACAAGTAAAAGAAATAGAATTAAAATATAATACTAAAATAGATGAACTTGCCATCAAGAATAGATCTATGATAGAACAACAGCAAGTCAGACAATCTGGCGATATATTTAAAAAAATAATGGAAGGGCAAAAGGATTTTTTTGATGGACAAAATAGAAAAACAGATTCAACAGGGTCAGAGAGCAAAACAACTTCTTGATGACCCTCTTTTGAAAGAGGCTTTTGAATATCTTACTGAACAATATAAATCAGAGATATTTAATACGAGTTACAATGACCATGACCAAAGACAAGTACTTTGGATGGCATATAATATGCTAGACAAAATTAAAGGCCACCTTGTCAGTGTCATGGAGACAGGTAAACTAGCTTCCTCAGAGCTAGAAAACTTAACACGCCAATCTACAAAGTAGAAGCGTTAAACAAAGGAGCATATAATGCAACAAGCTGATAAAACAGTTAAAGGTGCTGCAGATAAAATTTTAGGATTGTTGAATCCTCAACCTGAAGCTCAAGCAGAGCCAAAGCAGGATGAAGGACAATCAACCCCTGAAGTAAAACAAGCAGAGCCATCAGTAGAATCTGTTGAGGAACAGGTTTCATCTCAAGAGAGTCAAGCTCAGTCTGGAGAAACTCAGGATGACCAAGCTGCTGTAAATCAGGAAGTAACTGAAGAAACTGTATCTGAAGAAGTCGAGAAACCAGATCTCCACCAAGTCAAAGTACAAGGTCAAGAGATGGAGGTTACACTTGATGAACTGAAGGCAGGTTATTCTAGAGATTCCGACTATCGTCAAAAGACACATTCGCTTTCTTTAGATAAGAAACAATTTGATGAAGAAAGAAATGTTCTTAGACAACAATACGACATGAAACTTAGAGAATTAAATGAAGCAATCGCAAGTGCTGAATCTTTAAACAGACAAAAGTTAGATCCAGCTCAGTTGCAGAAACTTTATGAGGAAGATCCAGCTCAAGCTGCTAAGTACGATTTTGAACTTAGACAGCAAGAACAAAAGATTAACCAAGCTAAAGCCAAAGCACAAGAAGCTACACAAGCACAATATAGTGCTTATCTAATTGAACAAAAAAGATTAGCAGAGGAACGCATACCTGAATTTGCTGATCCTAATAAATCAGATAATTTTAAAAGTGGTATTAAAACTACTTTAAAAAGTTATGGTTTTTCAGATCAGGAAATAGGATCATTAGCAGATCACAGAATGTTAATGGTTATAAAGGATGCTATGTCTTATAAAGGTTTATTAAAAAATAAACCTATCGTAAGTAAGAAAGTAGCAAATGCACCTAAGGTTATAAAACCTGGCGTTGCCAAAACAGAAAGCTCTAAGCGTAGTGAAGTAAGGAACAAAATATCTAAATTAAAGAAATCTGGTCGTCTTGAAGATGCCCATTCTGCAATTTTAGATATGATAACTAAATAACCTTAGAGGAGAAACAATGGCACAACCAACAAACACATTTGATACTTACGATGCAGTAGGTATCAGAGAAGATCTGCAAGATGTTATCTACTCTATCTCTCCAACTGATACACCATTTATGTCATCAGCAGGTAGAGAAGCTGTAAGAAACACATTGCACGAATGGCAAACTGATAGTTTAGCTGCTGCTGCAACAAACAATGCTGTCATCGAAGGTGATGAAGCTACTTTAGATGCAGTTACTGCAACGTCAAGATTGTCAAACACAACTCAAATCATGGATAAAACTGTGGTTATAACTGGTACTCAAGAAGCTGTAGATAAAGCTGGAAGAGCATCAGAGTTAGCGTATCAAATCGCAAAAAAATCTAAAGAATTGAAAAGAGACATGGAAGCTACTTTACTAGCAAACCAAGCAGAAGTTACTGGTTCAGCTAGTGCTGCAAGAAAATTCGGTTCAATCAACTCTTGGATTGCAACTAACGATGTATTTGCATCTGATGGTGCATCTGGTGGAGCAGGTAATACTGCAAGAACAGATGGTACTCAAGCTGCTCTTACAGAAGCTAACTTAAAAACTGTTATCAAAAATGTATGGAACTCAGGTGGTAATCCATCTGTAATCATGGTAGGCCCATTCAATAAACAGAAAATTTCTGGTTTTACTGGTGGATCAACTAGATTCGATGCATCTGAAGATAAAACTTTATACACTTCTATTGATGTATATTCTTCAGACTTTGGTGACTTAGAAGTAGTACCAAACAGATTCTCAAGAGATAGAGATGCTCATGTCTTAGACATGGATTATTTCTCTATTGGATTCTTGAGAGATTTCACTATGCATGAGCTATCAAAAACTGGTGACAGTGAGAAAAGACAAATGCTTGTCGAGTTCACACTTGTTTCTAGAAACGAAGCTGCATCAGGTGGAGTATACGATTTAACAACATCGTAATCGTTAATCATATTGTTGGGGGAGTTCTCCCCTTGTCTCCCCCAGCATAAACTATGAAGTCTTATGGAGATATAGGCGGAACGTAGGAGAAACAAAATGAGAACATTAAACGACTATTTTTTAACAGCTAAAATTACAGACATTAGTACTGCTGGAAGCACATTTGTTGCAGTGCCTGATGGAGGTAGAATTGTTAAAATTATAAGCACAATTAAAAATGCTATTAGTTCAGCTAACGCTGCATTATCATTTGAGATTGGTGGAACTGCTGTAACAGGCGGAGGAATCACTGTTACACAATCTGGTTCTGCTGCTGGAGATGTAGATACTGCATTACCAACTGCTTTAAATAGAGTAGAAGAAGGCGGAACTATTGAAATGAAAACTGATGGTGGATCTTCAACTGCTTGTGAATGTGTGATAACATTTGTAATTAGAAGATAATTAACGTGGGGGGTGTTAAAACCCCCCTGTAACTATAGGAGAAATAGATGACTCATATTGCAATGAGACCTGTAACTACACAAAAAGTTACATCATCAGGTTCATCAGCAGCATCATCAGCTTTTGGATCTAACGTAGAATATGTTAGAGTTATAGCAGATGCTGATTGTCATATTGAATTTGGTGTAGCACCTACAGCAACTAATGCTAAAATATTTTTAGAATCTAAATCATATGAATATTTTAAAGTTTCTGAAGGAGAAAAAGTAGCTGTTATTGGTAATGCAAATTTATATGTAACTGAATTAACTGAGTAATGAGTATATTAAGATCAGTAGATAAAGATGGTACAAAGTATTTCTTTGAAGAAGATGGTAAAATTACTGTTAAAAATTCACAGAATACAAATGCAATCTTAAAAAAAAATAAAGAGTTATATAATCAAGGTGACTCTGGTTATAATGTTGGAAAAGATATGAAACGAGTTGCAAGTATTCCAACACTTGTATTAACTCTTTGGGCAAAAGAATATAATGGTTCTAATAACTGGTTTGGTTTACCACAAGAAATTAGAAACAAAATATTAAAACAAAAATTAAATAGCAGTGACTATAGATATTTTAGAACTGCATCAGGTAAATTTTAATGGCACTAAGTACATTTACAGAATTAAAAGCATCTATTGCAAATTTTTTAAATAGATCAGATCTTACTACAGAGATACAAGATGATTTTATAAAACTTTGTGAAGCAGATTTTAATGCTAAATTAAGAATTAGACAGATGGAACAAATAGATGATGTAACAATTAATGCAGAAACTGTTACTGTTCCAACTGGTTTTATAGCAGCTAGATCATTTCATATATTATCTGGTGATACTAAATTTCATTTAGAATACATATCACCTGGTAATTTATTTAAAATAAAAGGAGCTAGTACAACTGGATTGCCTAGAGTCTATAGTATAGAATCTGATAATGGCACAGAAAGTTTTAGATTTGCTCCGTCACCTGATACATCATATACAGGTAAGCTACAATATTATAAAGCCTTTGATCCTTTATCTACTTCAGTGGCTACAAATTATATTCTTTCAAGTCATCCTGCTATCTATCTTTATGGTAGTTTATATCATGCATCTAATTTCTTGGGCGGTATCGAACCTAATCAACAAGCACAATGGTTAGCTATGTTTCAAACAGCTTTAGAACGTTGTGAGAACAATGATAGAACAGATTCTTATGGTGCATCACCTACTGTACAAAGAACAGATGTAGGTACAGATTTATCATTCTATAGAAGGAAAGCGTCTAGTTAATATGCAAGTTGCTTTTGGAGAATGGCTACCTGACCAACCTAAACATAATAACCCTGGAGCTAATGTAGCTACTAATGTATACCATGCAGCTAAAACATATAAAAGATTCCCTTCTCTTGTTAATTATAGCTCGAATAATATTGGAGCTAATGCTAGAGGTGGTGGTTCATTTAGAAATAATTCAGGGGCAGTATTTAATTTTGTATCAATAAATACAGATATTTTTCAATTAGATGGTGGAACATTTACATCAAGAAAAGGATCTCTAACTGGAGGAGATACAGACTTTT